CTGGTGCGCCACCGCGCTAACGCGGGACGCCTCCTGTTGCGCGTTATCGACGTCAGAACGTGCTTTTTGCTGCACTTTGCCGATTTTTTTGCCGCCGAAATAACTGGCGCCCAGCGCCGCAATCACGCCAGCGAGTGCGGCCAGCCAGTGCCAGCTGCCGCCCAGTAAGGTGGTAATGAGAGTCATGGTTTCGCTCCTCCCGCCTGCTCCTTCGCGGTGAGCAGGTTTTTCTGACGAACAAACTGGGCAATTACTCCCATCGCCACCATGAATGCGCCGACTAGTCCCAGATAGTTGTGGGGCAGAATCGATTTCACGTCCTCCGGCAGCACGTTCCAGGCATCAACGGCGGCAGAGGGAAATGACTGCGCCCAGGCGCTGAGCATGGAACCCAACGACGCAAGCCAGACAGACCAGGTTTTGAAGAGCAGGCGGGCATGAGAGACAAACTGCAGGGTGGTAAAGCGCTGCAGCAGCAGCAGAATGATGATTGCCGTCAGCACGGCAATGAGAAACATGAGCCATCTCATAGCAGCCCCCTGTAAATCGCATAGGTGCCGGTGCGCATCATCTCCGCATGACGCCGGGCCCGGCCCGGCGTCTGACGCGCCCAGAGGCTGTTCATCATCGCGTCAGCCGCATCACTAAACTGTTCAGCGATGATGGAGGTGAGCATGTTTTTGAACTGCAGGACGCCCTCCACGCCCAGTTGATACGTCATGCTCAGCAACACATCGGTACGAGCGTCATTGCACTTCGTCAGCGCATTGCGCAGCAGCTCCCTGCCCTGCATCTCCTGAACTTTGTTTTCCAGAATGCACTGCTTCCAGACATCACCGACGCGCCGTGGCACGCGGAAGGTGTAATTACTGAGCGACGCCCCTTTTGGCCCAATGCGTATGCCGCCCGCCACCGTGGGGAAACCCAGCGTGTCGAGATAAGGTGTGTCGACATATCCCTCTTCAAAATTCAGTACTGCGATGATCTGGCTCATACGGACTCCTCAATGACGAATTAAGGCCTTCAGCCTTGTGAAAATAAATACATAACGCCCGCTGATCATTAACAAGCCCGGCACAGCAAAGGGCCTTGCTGAAGCTGCAGCAAAACTAAACAGTAATTCAGCAGATTGCGCCCAATGAGAGCTGGAGATAACAAAGCGTTAGCCGGAACGAAAAACGGCGCGCGCTTCGCGCTTCAGCTCACGGCGTAGAGATGAACATGCGGAAGACAGCAATTGTCGAAACTGGGTGTTTCCTGACTGGTCACGCGGGGTGTTGTGATTGCGCGATCAACGCGCGGGGCGACCTGACGCTGGCAGATTTGCTCTGCACGCCTCAGGGTTGGTGGTTCAGCTGGAAAGTTCAGTGCCTGATCGATGCTCTGTTGCAGGCTGCTGAGAGGCTGGCGCCGCCGATGGCGACGCGTACGTGCGTTGCCAGTGAAAACGCTTTTGCCATAGTGAATAATCGCCAT